TGCATTACAACCTTTCAATCTTAGTTCTGTAGATAATCTAAGAGAAGCTTTGCTATCTAACTCACCTATGGAGATACAAACTGCACCGTTTGTGTATGCATTTCAATACAAACATGATGTCAACCAATCTTACGCTGAATTTTCTCAGAATGGTTTACTTGTTAAGACTTATCAAAGTGACTTATTCAATAACTGGATTAGTACTGAATGGCTTGACGGAGAAAACGGCATAAACGCTATTACTGCAGTAAGTACTGAGGACGGTTATTTCACTATTGACCAACTCAATTTGAGTAAAAAAGTTTATGATATGCTTAACCGCATAGCAGCAAGCGGCGGTACTTATCAGGATTGGTTGGAAGTAAGCTATGATATAGAACCATATTTCAAAGCTGAGACACCCGTTTATTGTGGAGGTTTGAGCAAAGAAATAATTTTTACTGAAGTAACCAGTACAGCGGAAGACACCGAAAATCCTCTCGGTACATTGGCAGGTAAGGGGACATTCTCTGATAAGCATAAGGGAGGTTTTGTGGTTGTAAAAGTAGATGAACCTAGCTACATTATCGGTATAGCATCAATTACACCACGTATAGACTATAGTCAGGGGAATGATTGGGATATTGCTTTGAACAATATGGGTCAACTTCACGTCCCTGCTCTAGACGGCATAGGTTTTCAGGACCTTATGGCAGAACAAATGCACGGTATTACATGGAATGAAGACACAGAAACAAGTCCAGCAATCGGTAAACAACCTGCATGGATTAACTACATGTCAAATTTCAATCGTGTGTATGGTACATTTGCCGAGCCTGATAACCAAATGTTTATGGTATTGAATAGACGTTATACTACTTCAATCCAGAGTATAGATGAAGATGAATTCAAAATAACTATATTAGATCCAACTACTTACATAGATCCAACTAAATACAATTACGCATTCGCTGATACTGCTCTTGATGCCCAAAATTTCTGGGTACAGATTGGAGTAGGCATAGAGGCTAGAAGAAAGATGTCAGCTAAGCAAATTCCTAACTTATAATTTTACAACTATGAAAAAAACTAAATTCATAATTAAAAACGAAACTAATTTCAATATCACCGATATTTTTTACGAAGGTGAATGTATTGAAAATAAAGTGAATCGTATTCTGATAAATAAAGAGCCTATCACCGACGGTGCACCTCTAATCTACACAAAGAGACAGGACGGAGTATTACCGGGTTATGATATTCGGACAGATAGGTTTGAAGTAGCAATTGAAGCCATGGATAAAGTTTCCAAATCAAAATTAACGAAGCGAATGGAATATATAAATAAAGATTCTCTACCTAAAGAGAAACCAGATGCACAAAAACCTGATGTTCAGACAACTGGTAACGAAAATGTTTCGGGAGACCCGAGTCAATAGAAGGTACTTTTTTGATAAAAAAAAACCCCCTGATTTTCAGGGGGTTCAAAAAGTGGTACGCATCTATTCTATATTATCGAGATACAGATAGAAAGTCTTTTTTGAAAAAAGACCGAAAAATTACTAACATTTAAAACTTACAAACATGTCAGTATTAGGAGCAATATTGGGTGCAGTAGGAACCTCAGCTCTTTCCGCTGGTGAAGGTGCAATGGGTTATGGTATTAATGAACTATTTGGAGTAAGACAACACGCACAACGTCAACAACTAAAACAGCAAGCTAAACTTAATGCGCTTAACTTCCAATGGAATAAATATCAAATGAACTACGCTCAACAACTTGAGAAAGAAATGTATAATTACACCTTTGACAAGAATAAACCTGAGGCAATTAAAAATCTAATTAAAGAAGCTGGGTTAAACCCTGCTTTAATGTATGGTAACAGCGCAGGTGTAAGCGGTACTTCAGTAGGTTCAGGCAGAGGTGCAGGCTACAATTCACAAGCTGCAAATGAAGCTCAAATAATGGAGAGTAGCATGGCATTAACTCAAATGGGTTTACAAATGGCTAAACTTAAATCAGAAATTGAATTAAATGAATCTGCAGCTAATAAAAACAACGCTGATGCAGGATTAAGTGGTGCAAAAACCAAAACTGAAGACCAAGTAAGAGATGCTTTCGTTGCTAATATATATTACGAAGGAATGACAAAATGGTATGAATGTTTAATGAATGATATAAAAATGACTTGGGGAAGATCAGGCCTAAAAAAAGGAATAGATTTTCAAGTTCATACTTATGGTGATAAAATGGGTATCTACGGTTCTATAGAAGTACCTGACAATTTAAGATATACTTTATTTGGTGAAGAATTATTAAACGGTATAGATGCTTCCGGAGCTCTCAAGGATAACTATATAGCGAATTCTGCACTTACCAATGAAAAAACAAAATATTTATTCTTGGAAATAATGGCTAATGTTTCTCAAAAAAATGCTCAAGCAGCAGAGGCAAAAGCCAGAGAATTACAGTCACTTTGGAATATTGGCGAACATGTAAACTGGAAGACATTTTTTGAGGCTGGTGTTGATGCGACCAATACAATAATGGACTTGATAGGTTCAATTTATACACGTGGAATATATAAAGGAGTAAAAGGAGCAACAGGCAATCCTACACAATCTGGACGAAGTCCACAACCTTATCAAAGTCCTAAAAAGAAAACGGTAATTAGATACGATTATTAACAAAAACGCTAAATAATTTTCCTGAGCCTATTTCTATCACAAAGATAGTTCGCTGTATTTTTTACTGTCAAGGATATATGAACGGCTTCGCCGTCCTTGACAGTTTTTACAGCGAACTTATAAATGTTTTAGAAATTTGGTTCAGGAAAAAAATTTATGGAGGATTGGAGGACATGTGCTTATTCCCGAGACTCATTCTCAATAAGAAGTACACTATCACGAAGAAAAATAGCGGAAACGTTCCTACAATGAAGGACGAACGTGTCAAATATGTTCCAGTAGGTTGCGGTAAATGTATCGAATGCCTAAAGAAAAAATCACGTGAATGGAAGGTAAGATTGCAAGAAGAATTATTACATGATGATTCTGGTAAATTCGTAACTCTTACATTCAGCAACGAAAGTCTAATAATGCTTGAAAATGAACTATTAGATAAAGCTAAACATATTAAAGATAAAAGATACAACCATCAAAGCGCAATACATCCAAACCTTATCGCCTCACGTGCCGTCAGATTATTCTTAGAACGCTGGCGGAAAAAATTCAAAAAATCAGTAAAGCACTGGCTTATCACCGAATTAGGAAGTAATAACACTGAACGACTACATCTGCACGGTATTCTATTCACAAATGAAAATCCTGAAACAATAGCAAAACTTTGGCAATATGGTAACATCTGGGTTGGAAACTACGTAAACAACAAAACTATCAACTACATTATAAAATATTGTACTAAAATTGATACATCTCATAAAAATTATATTCCTCTAATACTAACAAGTAAAGGAATAGGAAAAGGCTATTTAGATAGATATGATGCACATAATAACAAATTCAAAGGAAAGGACACTAAAGAATATTATCGCACAAAGGAAGGCTTTAAAATTTCTTTACCTATCTATTATCGTAATAAATTATATACAGATGATGAACGTGAACAATTGTGGCTCAACATGCTTGACAAAGAAGAAAGATATATTTTAGGACATAGAATAGATATATCACGTGGTGAGGAAGAATACTATCTTAAATTAAAGTTTGCTCAAATGTTCAATAAGCAAATAGGATATGGTGATGATTCAAAAGATTGGCAAGAAAAGGATTATAGAAACATTCGTAAAATGTTAAAAAAATATAAATCTATATAATCTATTTGCTTTTCTCATATTCTTTATATTAGCTTTATGACAACACAAACCAAAATACTACAGCCATGAAAAACACAAAATTCAAATTTACTGTATTCACTAACTACAATTTCTATTACTCTACATCTTTACAAGCCGCAAAAAGCTTTTGTAATAAAAATAACCTAGTAATTTTAAACTACTGGAATCATATTCCTACATTAGCAGAAAAAAAATCTGCTCAGAAATGCGGCAGGGGTGTATATTGCATACAAGATAATAATTAATACATCCTAAATAATGATACTATTATTTTTTTATACACTATATTTATTATTATTCTTCATCAATTTAATTGATGATTATGTCAAACCTAATTTTTAATAAAATGGATGCAGATTTAACTGATTTGCTGATTAATGCAATAGTTGCAGTTGTCAGCTTTCTTGTGGGCATGCTCAACAGGAAAAAAAAGTAATTTAGCCTAATCTAATTAAAGGGGATCCTTCGGGATCCTCTAAACAATTCAATTATTAATCTTAAATCTTAATTATCATGAAAACTGTTAAAATGAATGTTTCAAATGAACAAACAAATGAAAAGAAAGAACAACTTGTTAAAACTCATCCGATTGATGAATTCAACGTTATTCAACTCGTCAACATCGAAAACAAAGGTTGGCAGATATGCTTTACAAATGCTATTATTAGTCCTAAGATTTTTGAGACTACTCAGGAAGCTGAAGAATACATAAAAAACAATCTTGTAAAACTACTTGTACCTATCACTACTCTATGTGTAGAACGATACAACGAATTTCATGCAAAAAAATCTAATAACTAAAATATCTTATAACTATGAAAAAGGTTAATATTGGAGGCGACCGCCTCGGTTCAGGTAACAAAATGAACGTAGCACTAAGAAACTACGAACGTTCAACACACGACCTCTCTTATATCTGGAGGTCATCAATGGCACCGGGTACACTGGTACCTTTCCTTAAACAAGTAGCCTTACCGGGTGATACCTTTGACATTAATTTGGACGGATTAGTCAAAACAATTCCAACACTAGGTCCTTTGTTCGGTAGCTTCAAATTTCAATTAGACATCTTTCAGGTTCCTTTCAGACTATATGTTAAAGAACTTCACAACAATAAATTAGGTATAGGTTTGGACATGTCTTCAATAGCATTTCCTTACTTTAATATGTACGCAAGAAACCCAATCGAACATATAGGAAATAATGATTTTCCAGACTTATCAAACTATCAAATAAATCAATCATCTCTATTGGCTTATTTGGGTATTCGTTCTGTCGGATATAATCCAGATAAATCAGCTTCATCCGTTCAAAGAAAGTTTAATGCAATACCCTTAATTGCATACTTTGATATTTTCAAAAATTATTATGCGAATAAACAGGAGGAATTAGGCTATATGATTACACCAAATTTCCAAGGTGTTAATGCATGGTCAAGCGTAACAATATATCCTCAGGATATAGATATTTATAACGTTACAGTGTCTCAACCAATCAAATTAAGTGATATAACATATATTACACTTAAAAGCGATTTTGAAATACCTGTTGATCAACGTGATACTGTTGAGGCATCAATAACAATTCCAATATTCCGTGATGAAGAACCATCAACTACAGCTAATTTATCTACACTTTACAGTAATATTGAATGGTTAGACAATTATACTTTAAAAGCATCAACTCTTAATCCAACTTATTCCGGAGGAATGAATCCTTACTATTTTGTTGGTAAAGCATCTCAAACAGGTTCTCTTACAATAGATAATTCAATTGCATTACAACCTTTCAATCTTAGTTCTGTAGATAATCTAAGAGAAGCTTTGCTATCTAACTCACCTATGGAGATACAAACTGCACCGTTTGTGTATGCATTTCAATACAAACATGATGTCAA